CACAGGATAGGTCGCGTCGTCAAAAGCGCCGGCGGAATCAATTAATTTGCACACTTCCGCTGAAGTATTTGTGCCCGTCTGGCAGTGAATAATGTACGGTTCGCCCGCGAAAGGGAATATATCCGCGTTGAGGCTAATTTGTGTGGCGCTATCCACGCTGGCCACGGTTGTTCTGGTCTGGCGCAGCGGGTTTTCCACAATATCGCCTGCCACAACGGCATGGCCGGAGGTAAAAGTCGCGCCGGAATCAACCAATTTGCCGCTGGCCGCGCTGGTTACAACGCCGATGCGTGCCGACGAGCTGGGTATTTCGCTGCCGGTCGTTTGGCTATTCGCCAGCACCACAACATCCACATGCCCCAGCGCGCCGCCTGGTATGGGATAACACCATGCCCGCGCAACGTTATTAACCTCGCGTGCCCATTTCACATAATCAAATTTGTTGCCGCCTGCGGGTGGGCGGCGTATATCATCCAACAGGCGCGATAAAAGCGAGGCGTCAGCTTCGCCGTACGTGCGGGTTATGCCGCGGACCCAGGCGTGATGCTCCAGTTGCTGGGTATCCGCCGTGTCCGGAAATATCTGTTTGGCGATCCAACCCAGATACTTATACTCCCCCCACAGCGCCGAAGCCAGACACGCGGATTTAATGAATATCAAAGATCCGGCTGATATGTCTGCGCTGGGGAACTGGTTGCGGTAATCGGTTAAAATTTCATTTAAAAGTTCGTCGAACGACTTTTGGAACGACATTAAATCACCTCCACAAAAGTTGTGAACACAACCTGATCCCCGTTCGCCTTTGTAACTGTTATCAATAATTTAAGGCGGTGCGGATCCTGCGCGCGGTCTCGCTGGGATAAAACCTCCACGGCCGTGGCCTTACCCGCTTCGATAATCCATCGGAGAGCTTCTTTGCAATATTCTTCCGCCAGCGCCGCTGTCTGTTCCGTGTTTTTGTTGCGCGCAAGGAGATGCAGGCGGGAACCGAAGCTGGGATCCTGAAACCACGATCCACGCCTGACAACCAGGCTCAAAAATATATTATTAATCAGGTTGCCGTTCTGGCTCTTGTCAAACGTCATATATCCGCTGCCCGTCTGGTCCTCGATAGCGATAGCAAAATCCATTTTTTTACCCCGCTTTGGTTATGCTGGTGCAAACGTTGCCCAGGCTCAACTTTGTAACCGGCGTGCCGTCTATGCCGTGCGAGTGATTGTTGTATAAATTCAGCAGGCGCTGGTCCACCAGCGCATACGTTGTCCCCTGGCTGCCCAGAAGGACGGAGGGGCTTGCAACCTGCACACCCACCGAGGCATTAATAATCGCGGTTTTTGTAAAGGCTTCCACTTCGTTCGTCACTGTGGCTTTTAGCTTGTTGCCGCAGACAACTTCGATATTTCTCCCGCGTTTAAAATGAACTTTATCGCCCTCGTCGGTATATATTGCGACCTCGCCTGCTTCCACGGCGACGCGATAACGCCGGTCGTCGGAAGCGATCGACACAAAGTGATTCCCCTCGTGGATAATTATTATCTCTGCGCCCGGAAGGGGCCGCGAGGTAAAGCCGTAATGCTGAAAATATTCTCTGTTGGTAATGGTTTCGCCCGGACGGCCCGAAGCCGAAAACCGCTTGATCATGCCTTCCCAAACAGACTTGACAATGCCGCGGATCATGTTAAAATACCCTCATGAAAATAACGATTGCCATACTCTTCCTGCTGTTGTTTGCGTCCTTTTCCCCGCCACAGGCTGATGCCGCAGGAAATTCCTGCTACCGCAAGGCGCAGAGTTATCAAAGCTTGCCGGGCGGCACGCAGGAAATGACGCTTGATGCCCGCAGGGTGGTATCGTTCACCAGGCGGACAATAATTTACGATCTGGGCAAAAAAACCATCACCATCGCGGCTGATTCGCTTGTCGCCCAGTATTTTCTGCGTGATCTTGCTGCCGGACGCTGCACGGCGCGGGCAAACGTCACCCTGGAGCCGGAAAGCAATAACCCTCTTAATACCCGCTATAAAGCAGTCCGGACATCTTCTCATTGAACCACCCCCGGCAGCCCCAAACCTAATATTGTGGTTACGCCATCTTTTTTAGACAGTTCAAAAGTGCGCCGGTAAATCAAAAGGTTTTCCCGCACGCCAAAAACCTCATCCTCAACGTTGCACATTTCATTGATGCGATAATTAATCCCGTTCTGGCTGTGGCCGGTAACACGGTATTCCAGTTGATATCCTTCCCATTTCATTTTTTCCAAAAGCATTTGCGCCGCGAGCTTTGGGCTGATTTCATCGTTGTTGTCTACCAGAACATATGGCTTGTAAAATGGAAAAATTGGGTCCTCCACGCTCGCCGTAACGTTGACATCGCTGGCCGCTTCGTCAATATCTTGCTGCTGGCCGATAACCAAAATTTTTGAGTAGCGGCGCGAAATATCCCGCACAAACGACCCTTTCAATACATTGTTGTTTTGCGGCTCCGCCCGCCGATTAATCAGATGATACAGAGGCGCGCCGCCGCTTTTGGGCTTACCGAACACGAGAGTGCCATTTTCCAGCGCGTAAAACATCATCCCGCGGCGCGCGGAATAAGTTTTTAAAATATCAAATATCGTACGTCCCGGATCGGGTTTGGCGTGGGCGTGGTCAGTGTCAAAGATGCCTACTGCAGACATGCCTTTGCTCTTGCTTCGCCCGCGAATATTTTCCTGATAAATAATATCTTTGCGGTTGATGAACGGCACGCGGCGCAACAGGCGTTCGGCCAGGGCCTTGACGGACATATTCTCCTCGTCGAAAAAATCTTCCGCGTACGAATCGACAAGCAGCCCGCACAAATCGCGGCCCTCCACGCGCAAACTTTCGGTTTTTTTATCGTAGCTGTGGTCAACCCGGTCGATAATGCCGGTAAGCTCGCGTTGTTCGTTGATGTACAACTCGCACTTTTTGCCCGGCTCGATTGCCACTTCGGGATTAGCCAGCTCCAGCGCAAAAACATCGTCGGCCGTGTAAATATCCGCCGCGATGGAATAAGTAAGAAAGTTTTCGATGCGTTGGCCGCCGATGTGCAGACTCACTTTATCAGACATAGATCTGCACCTCCCCCCAGGCAAAAGATGGGTGCCGCAGACGATTGATGGCAAGCAGCTGCTCGGCATCATGATACGCCAACCCGTACCGCAGGCAAACAAGATGCAGCGGCAATGGGTTATCCAGCACAACGGTCATGGGTGCGGGTTTGGTCTTTTTTATCGCGATTACATGATCGGTCAGCGCGGCGGCCATTGCTTTGAGGGTTTGCATCGATCGCGCCTCATTTATCGCGGCCTGTAAATCCGCGCGGACAATTGCCAGAGTGTTTTCAATTTCCGTTATCGTCAAAAGCTGCGGCGCGGGCGCGATCTCTTTTTGCGGACGCCCCGTAACCGAAAAAGTTTTGGTGCGTGCCGCCTGGCGTGCGGCGTTGTCTTTGTTTTGGTCTTCTTTCAAAATCGCGCCAATCTCCACCACTTCCCGCTGGGCTATGGAAATACGGGCGTATTTGCGGAATTCAGCGGCATCCTCCAGCTGTGCCGCGCCGGAGCGGTAACTATCCAAAAATCTGTCCGGCGCGTCCCGAAGCGAGTCGTAAAGCAGAACAAAACGCTCCACGGCGGCGGCAATACTGCCGATCAGCACGCCCGGCAAATTGCGCGCGTAAATAATCGTGCTGACGAGCGAGTTCGCCGGCGCGGTAATCTCGTTAAGGGTTGCCCTCAGACGGCCCACATACTGATCGACTTTTTTCACAAACGCTTGCGCCTGACGCGTCAATCCGGCGTATTGTTCAAAAAGGTTTGCTGCTGCGGGATCGATTTCTTTGAGCAGCTCGTTAAAATCGTCCGGGTACTGCTCTTTTATGTCCGCCGCCACGTGGGCGTTAAGCTCGTCTTGCCCGGCGATAAAGGCTTCTTCCGTTCCCGCATCTACCGGCGCGGCATACCCCGCGTCGCTATCTGCCGGGATTTTGCCCTCAATAAAACTCAGATCTATTTCCGCTGTCTCCAGGCGATCATCGTGGCGCACAACCATTGTTGCGATGTGCCCTTTGATTAATCCATATTTTGGGTGAGAAAGTTCATAGGTATGATCGACCGCGTCGAGATGGGCGATAAGTTTCTTGTGGGCTTCATAATTTTCATTCATAAAATACAGGCGGATTTTAATGTCGCGCGCCGTTTGCCCCATATCCTGCAGGAGCGCGCCCGCGCGAAAGGGGAACTCGTGGCGGACAATCACTTTTTCAAAAGAATCTTCCAGCGTCTCGCATTCGAAAAAAAACATATCATCGATTGATGCTTTATATCTGTCGGCCATTTAAAAAAATCCTCGCGCCAATTTTATGTGCGTGTTCATGTCGTCCGTTGTAGCCTTGATGCGCCCGTCGCCAACACCTTCAAATTTAATATTAAAATTGTTTTTAACTTCCGGCGGATCAGCATGTATAAAATCGTAGATCATTTCCCCTAGGTTGGCGTTTTTGCCACCGGATATTTTTTGGGAAAAAACATCTAACGATTCATTAATTTTAGTTCCAATATGCACCCCGTCTGCTCCAGCAACCATCCCAGCCGCTGCGGGTCCTATCAACCCCATCAATTTTGAAGCTCCGGCCAGCGCCGCGGTGATTGCCGCCAACGTGCCGACGGCCTTTAACAATGGCAGTATTTTCAACATGCCACCGCCGCCAATAATTAGTCCTGGCAAAACTCCGGTAGCTCCACCGATGCCGCCTGTCGGCCAGTTGGTAACAAAAACCGGCGTCACGCCGGTAGCAGCTTCCACTGCTTTGCCTTTGGCAATACCTGCGCCGGTACTTCCTAAACCTGCAAACAAGCCCTTAAAACCTCCCATTCCTTTTAATACGCTAGCCCCCAGTTTGCCTCCTTTGATGAGTTTGTAAATGCCGTACGCGCCAAGAGTTAACGCTCCGGCTACAACGCCGCCGGATACGCCATAGGACAGAGCCTTCTGTTCCCCGGCGACTTCGCCGATTTTGCCGGTGATGTCGTTGAGTAGTTTAAATGTTTTGGTGAGCGGAGCCAGGAGGGGGTCGAACAGTGCCGCCAGCGTTGTTCGCGCGGTGCCCGCGAGCGTCTTGATGTTGGCGTTGAGGCCTTCGAGGCGTTCGTTCATTTTGTCTTCGAGAGTTGCGGCGCGTTCCACCGCGTCGCCGAAGGATTGCCATGAGCCTTCGCCTTCCCGAATAAGCGCCAGCGCCGCGCGCGCGCCCTGATCGCCGAATATCCTGTTCATCACAATCAGTTTTTCCTGATCGTTGAGCTTCTTCATCGCTTGCCGCATAGTGTCGATGATGTCCGGGATGGTTTTCATATTTCCCTGTTTGTCGAAAAACTTCAGCGGTTTCGCGCCGCGTCCCGCCAGCATGGCGTTGATCTGCGGCATTAGGCGCTTGACTTCGCGCGTGCCGCCGGTGAGTCTGGTAAGAAAAGCGTTGAGTGCCGTGCCGCCCATCGAGCCTCTCAGCCCGGATTGTGCCATCATGCCCTGGAGTTTAAGCGTATCCTGCCAGCTCAGTTTCATCTCCGCCGCCGTGCCGGATAGATACTTCATCCCTTCCATCAATTCAGGGATAGTCGTGGCGCTGGCAGCGTCCACGCGCTGGATAAAATCCGCCAGCTCGCCGAACTGCCCGCCCTTGATGCCAAACGGCGTGGCCATCATGACCATCGCTTCCGCGATGACGTCCGGCGGTTCCTTCGAGAGCGTTGATAAGGCCGTCGCCGCGTAGGCCGCGCCGCGCTTGCCGACGACATCTTGAATTTTTAGGCCAGCTTTTAAAAAGACGTTCTCAATCGCCACCACATCGGTGGCAGAAAAAGGCGCGATCTTAGCAACGTCCACCGCCGTGCGGCGGATATCGGCCAGTTCGGCGGAAAGAGTTTGCGCGTTCTTGCCGGATTCCATAAGGTTCATCCGGACGTCAATCATTGCCTCCTGCAGGTCACCCGCCGCCGTGATGCCGGGGCGGATTTTATTAACCAGATACGCTGAGGCGGCAATCGCTTTCAGGCCCGTAGTAATATGCCGGGTCATCTCGTCGAAATCGTGCTTGACTTTTTGCGACGACGCCCCTAAGTTTGCAATCGAGCGGCTGACTCTGGCGGCAATGCCCGAAACCACGTCGATAGCCGTGAATTGGAGCGCAACTGTCATGATATTAGACATAAGCATTTACCTTTTTATTGCTCTGGCGATTGTCGTCGCCTGCTATGGCGTCACCCGTCTCAGAGGCATCTGGATTATCGGCGCACTGCTTTATCTCGCGGGCGGCATTATGGTTTTTCTCTGCGCTCATTTGGTTTTTTATTATCTCGTTGCCGATACACAT